GTGCTGGCATCGATCGCCGCTGACCGCAACGTGCGGGAGGCACGCCGGCAGGCGACCGCGGCGGTGTCCAGTGGCGGGATTGCTGTGCTGCCCTTGTACGGTGTGGTCACCCAGCGCGGCAACATGGTCGACGATGTCTCGGGACCGGGCAGCGTCAGCACGCAGCAGTTCGCGTCCGCGCTGCGCCAGGCGCTGGCCGATGACTCGGTCAGTCAGATTCTGATCGACATCGACAGTCCGGGCGGCAGCGTCTACGGGGTGTCCGAGCTCGCCGACGAGATCGTCAGTGCCCGGGCACAGAAGCCCGTGGTGGCAATCGCAAACAGCCTTGCCGCGTCTGCTGCCTACTGGATCGGTTGCTCGGCGTCGGAGTTCTACGTCACGCCGGGCGGCGAGGTCGGCTCGATCGGTGTCTGGCAGGCGCACTTCGACTACTCGCAGGCGTTTGTCACCAAGGGCGTCAAGCCGACGCTGATCTCGGCCGGCAAGTACAAGGTCGAGGGCAATCCGTATGTGCCGCTGGACGAGGAGGCGCAGGGCTTCATGCAGTCGCGCGTGGATGACTACTACGCCAGTTTTACCAAGGCGGTGTCGCGCGGGCGCGGGGTGCCGATCGCGCAGGTGCGCGAGGGGATGGGCCAGGGTCGTGTGCTCGGCGGCGACGCTGCGCAGGCGCAAGGCATGATCGATGGGGTGGCCACGTTCGAGGATGTCGTCAGGAAGATGCGCGCGGGTGCTAGGCCCGGTACGAAGCCGAGAGCACGCCGTCTCGTCTACGCGCAGAGGGCGATCGAGATTCTGCGATAATTAGAAACCGGGGTTGATATCTCGTTGCGTGAATAGAATGTCCACTGAAAGGCACGAGTAGACCATGAAAGTTTTTTGGTCTTGGCAGAGCGATACACCTGCCACGCTAAACAAAGATTTTGTGAAAAAGGCCTTGGAGGATGCGCTTGCCGCGGTCTCCGTGGAACTTGGGCTCTCTGAGGCCGAGCGTCCAGAAATCGATCACGACACAAAGGGGGAGGCGGGACTGGTGTCTATTGTGGACACTATCTTCCGGAAGATCGAGAAGGCTGAGATCTTTGTCGGCGATGTAAGCTATGTTGGCGAAACTTCAAAGGGCAAATTGCTCCCGAATCCCAACGTAATGATCGAGTTGGGCCATGCACTCACGTCCATCGGCCCTGACCGCATCGTGTTGGTGGCCAACCGAGCCTTCGGTGGCAGGCCGGAGGACCTTCCCTTTGATTTGCGTCATAGGCGCGGCCCAATAGTCTATGAACTGCGCGATGGGGCCACGCGCAAAGACCGAGACGCTGCCTTGAAGCGGCTTACCAAGGACCTTGTGGGAGCGCTTTCTACAAATCTTGGAGTTGCCTTCGCGCAACGTGACAGCGAAGTCACCGTTGCACTCCATCCAGCACGGCCGGATGATCGTTCGACGTGGCTGGCGAAGGGTGAAAAAGTCTGCCACCACGACTTCTTTAACGATGGAGGCAAGAGGAGTTGGACCGTTACCGAGGGGGCGCGCGCATACCTGCGCATTGCTCCTGCGACATGGGACAACGTGCCGTCGCGACGCGAAGTCCAAGCTGTGGGCGACAATGGCCTCGGGCTACGTGCAATGGGTCCATGGAGGGACGGCGACGGAGGGGCAAACGACTTAGGAGTGGTCGCAGTCGGGCTAGATCCAGAGCACCCCGGGGCGATACTTGCGGTGACTCAGTGGTTTGCGGATACCGGCGAGGTTTGGGGCTTCAACTCAGCGGCGGCGTTTGAACGGAACGGAAAATCTCTCATTGCTGCGCCCTCGATTAGGAAGGAGTGGGCGGATTTCTTGAAGACCTCGCTGGCTTTTCTTCAGCACCTCGGTGCGCCGCAGCCCTTCAAGATCGAGGCCGGGGTTACCGGACTTAAGGACGTGTCTTTCGAAGTAGGCATCTCGTCTGCGGTTCCCGCACTGGATAGCGAAGTCAGTTTGACGCGACAGCTCAGGAATTGGGACGAATCTGAGAGATTGGTCTTCGTAACCGATGTCTATAACAAGCTTCTTGATGCCTTCAATCAGCCCAGGGTTACGACGGGTCATGTTTGCCCGTCCTAGCGCGGCTGGAAGTGATTCGCTGAAAAACGCAACTAGTCAGACAGGTAGTCATTCTTGAGTAGATAAGGGACTTGCGAACTACCGATCGGTTTTCGGGCAAAACGTCGTTGACCCTCGCCCCGTTCTAAAACGACCCGCCGCCCGTCCCCCACCCCAACCGCCTCCCGGCGGTTTTTTTACGCCCCTCGAACCCGCCTCGTGCGGGTTCTTGCCTTTGGAGAACCACATGAGCAAGCAACTGCGCGAGCTTCAAGCTCGCAAGACCACCCTCGTCAAAGAGGCCCGCGGTCTGACCGACCTCGCCGCTTCGGAGAACCGCGACCTGACCGACGACGAAGTGACCGCCTTCGACGCCCTGCGCGCGCGCATCGACGCCGCCTCGTCGGCCATCGACCGCGAAGCCGCCCTGATCGCCGACGAAGCACGCATCGGTGTCGACCACGTCATCGGCCCGATCGTCACCGACAACCGCGAAGCGGATCCCCGCCGTGGCTTCGGATCGGTCGGCGAATTCATGCAGGCCGTGTACCAGGCCGACAAACCCGGCCAGTCCATCGACGCCCGCCTGCTGCTCGGCGGTATCGGCGCCGCCGCACCCAGCAACTACGGCAACGAAGCCGTCGGCCAGGACGGCGGCTTTCTCGTGCCGCCGCAGTTCTCCCAGGAGATCTTCAGGCTGTCGCTGGGCGAGGACTCGCTGCTGCCGCTCACCGACAACGTCGAGATCAGTGGCAACAGCATGGCGTTTCCGAAGGACGAGACCACGCCCTGGGGCACCAACGGCATTCGCGCCTACTGGCAGGGCGAGGCGGCCTCTGGCACCCCCACCAAGCCGGTGCTGGGCCTGGCCACCCTGCGCCTGAAGAAACTGATGGCGCTGGTCCCGACCACCGACGAGTTGCTCGACGACGCCAACGCGTTGACCAGCTACCTGCCGGAGAAGGTGGCCGTCTCGATCCGCTGGAAAGCCAACGAGTCGATCCTCTTCGGCGCCGGCAACGGCATCCCGCTCGGCTGCATGAACGGCGGCGCCATCGTCACGGTGGCCAAGGAATCCGGTCAGGCAACGCAGACCCTGGTGCCGCAGAACCTCGCCAAGATGATTGCCCGCCTGCCGCCGGGCTCTTTCACCAACGCGGTCTGGATCGTGAACAACGACGTCCTGCCGGCACTGTTCACCCTGACGCTCGGCAACTACCCGATCTACCTGCCGGTCGGCCAGTCGGTCGGCGGCATCCAGCTCTCGCCCTACGGCACGCTGCTCGGTCGCCCGGTGTTTGTCTCACAGCACGCCAACACCTTCTCGTCGCAGGGCGATGTGCTGCTGGTCGATCTTTCGTACTACCAGACCATCACCAAGGCCGGCGGCATGCAAACCGCGACGTCGATGCACCTCTACTTCGACGCCGACCTGACCGCCTTTCGCACCACCTTCCGCATGGACGGCCAATCGAAGATCCAGAACCCGATCGCCCCGGCCAAGGGAGCCAACGCCCTCTCACCCTACATCCAGCTCGCCGCGCGCTGAGCGAGGCACGAACCATTTTCCCGCAGGAGACATCCATGTACCCCAACCTCAAGGGCAGCGAAACGCTGTCGATTCTCGCCACCATCGACCCGGCCAGCCAGGCGGCCGGTACCGTCACCACCGCCTGGGTGTCGGCCGCCAATTTCCATGCGTTTCTGGCGCTTGTCGAAACCGGCGTCCTCGGCGCTGCGGCGACCCTGGACGCCAAGATCCAGCAGGCGCGCGACGCCACCGGTAGCGGCGCCAAAGACGTCAGCGGCAAAGCGATCCGCCAGATCGTCAAGGCCAGCGGCGACAACAAGCAGGCGCTGATCAACCTGAGACCCGAGAACCTCGACAGCAACAACGGCTTCGCCTTCCTGCGTCTGTCGCTGACCGTCGAGGTCGCCGCCAGCATCGTCGCCGGCAAGCTCATCGGCGTGCATCCGCGCTACGCCACGGCGGAGGTCTTCAACCAGGCCGCGGTGGTCCAGACGATCTGAGCCATGCCGCTGCAACTCGTCACCCCAGCCGCGGAGGAACCGGTGTCACTCGCCGAGGCCAAGCGCCACCTGCGGGTGGAGTCTGCCGAGGACGATGCGCTGATTGGTTCGCTGATCTCGGCGGCGCGGCAAGCGGCGGAAACGCTCACCGGCCGCCAGTTCGTCACCGCGCGCTGGAAACTGGTGCTCGACAGCTTTCCCGGGCCGAGCCTGATGGGCGTTCCTGCGGGACTGCCGTTCTCGCTGCCGGGGCACGCGATCCTGCTGCCGAAATGCCCGGTTCAGTCGGTATTCGCCATCCGATACCTTGACATGTCCGGCACCACACAAACCATGCCGCGAGCGGACTACACCGTCGACACGGCTTGCGAGCCGGCGCGCGTGACGCCGGTGTTCGGCAGTGCCTGGCCCGTTTCCTTGCCGCAGATCGGGGCCGTAACGCTGCTCTTCGCTGCGGGATACGGCGATGCCGCCAGCGTCCCCGCGGGAATCAAGAGCTGGATCAAGCTGCGCGTGGGCAGTCTCTATGCGCACCGCGAGGAAGTCGCCCTGCTGACGAGCGGCAAGATCGAGGCCTTGCCGTTCATCGACGGTCTGCTCGACCCGTACCGAGTGGTGCTGGCATGACCGCGACCTTCAATTCCGGCCAGGCCAGGCAGCGGATCCGGCTGCAGGCCAAGAACGTCACCCGCAACCCCATCGGTGAAGAGGTCGTTACCTGGACCGACGTGGTCACCGACACCCCAGATCATGCGCTCTGGGCCGAGGCCTGGCCGCTCAAGGGGCGCGAGTTCTTCGCGGCCCAGCAAACCCGCTACGCCGCCGACGTGCGGTTTCGGATTCGGTGGCGGGCGGATGTGGTGCGCGAGCAGCGTGTCCTGTGGCACGACGAGCCCTACGACATCGTGATGCTGACTGACGTCGGCGCCGGCCGCCACACGCTGGAAATCCTCGCCATCAACGGCATCCGGAACGGACTCTGACCATGAGCAGTGACATCACCGTCCGACTGCAGGGCGTCGAGGAGCTGAAGCGCGTCCTCGCGCGCGTGCCCGACAAGCTCAGGCGCAAGGGACTGTTAAAAGCCCTGCGCGTGTCGGCGCGGCTGGTACGCGACGATGCCCGTCTCGCAGCGCCGGTACGGCAAACGCGGAAGATCAACCACCGACCGGGTACCGTCAAGCGCGCGATCAGCATCCGTACTTCGAAGTTCGCGCGACGAGCCGGCGACGTGGGGGTGTTTGTCAGTGTCCGACCCCTGCGCGGCGCCCGACAGAAACGCCTCGGCGCGGCCGGCGCCAACAATCCGAACGATCCCTACTACTGGCGTTTTCTGGAGTTCGGCACGCGCAAGCTGACTCCGCGCCCGTTTCTGCGCCCCGCCAGCCGCAAGCTGCCGCAGGTCGCCGAAGCCTTCATCGTCTCGGCCACCGCCGAGATCAACCGGCTCAACACGGGGAGTGAGTAATGTCTGCCGAAACCGAACTGCATGCCGCCCTGTCGGCCAGCACCGCGCTGGCTGCCCTGATTGATACGCGAATCACCCCGGACGCCATTCCCGAGGGCAATCCCCTGCCGGCGGTCGTCTACCAGCGGGCCGGCACCACCCCGGTCAGCACCATCCATGACGGCCAGCCGATCGCCGAGGAAGTCCGTTTTCAGGTCAGCGCCTGGGCGCCCACGCGCACTGCGGCTGACGCCGTGGCGGACGAAGTCGCCACCGCCTTGGCCGCTGCCGGCGTCAGTGTCGCCGATCGGTCGAGCGGCATCGACCCGGAGAGCGATCTCAAGTCCGCCACCGTCGAGGTCGACTGGTGGCACGTGTTCTGAGCCTTCCCCGCTTCATCACCCGCCCGCCGATTGGCGGGTTTTTCTTTTTCGGAGGCAAATACCATGTCCAATCCCCGCAAGTGGTCGAACGTCGCCGTCGCCCTGCAGTCGGCGCTGGGCGCCGCGATCACGATTACCGCCGTCACCAGGGCAGCGGAAGGTGTCGTTTCCGCGACCAATACCCTCGCCAATGGCGAATTCGTGCTGCTCGCCGTCGAGGGCATGTGGCAACTGAACGACCGGGTCGCCCGGGTCAAGGCGGTCTCCGGGGCCGGCTTCACCCTCGAAGGCATCGACACCACGCTCTTCGACACCTTCACCAGCGGCAGCGCGCAGAAGATCACCTTCGGCGTCAGCGTCACCACGGCGACCGAGGTCAGTCCGTCCGGTGGCGAGTTCGATTTCATCCCGACGACGACCATTCACGCCGCCCAACAGACGCAGATCCCGGGCACGCCGACAGCCGGTGTGTACACCTTCACCAACGTCTGGGACATCAGCGACGCCGGTCTGCTGGCGATCAAGGCGGCCTCGGACACGCAGACCAAGCGCGCCGTCAAATTCACCTTCGGCGCCGGCGGTCCGATCATGTGTTTTAACGGCTACCCCGCCGGCCAGCTCCTGCCGGGGGGCCAGGCGCAGGCACTGGTCACCACGCCGACGGTCATCACCCTGTCCGGCACGCCGAGCTACTACGCGTCATGAGCGCCCTCTCCGCAAAGATCCGCAAGGCGCGTGAGCTGCGCGTCGAAGCCGGGGGCTTCGTGTTCACGGTCCTGCGACCCACGCCGCTCGAACGCGAGGAGAAGATCCGGGGAGACTCCGCCGCGCGCGGCATCCTCTCGCTGGTGATCGGCTGGGAGAACGTCACCGAGGGCGACCTGATCCCGGGCGGCGACCCGCATCCGCTGCCCTTCGACGCGGAGGCCTGTGCCGAGTGGCTGTCGGACCGCCCCGACCTCTTCGCCGGCATCGCCGACGCGGTCGTCAAGGGTTTTGAGGCGCACGTCCTGAAGATCGAGGATGCGTTAAAAAACTGAGCGCCTGGCTGGCAGCGCGCGATCTTCCGGCGCAACTTCAGCCAGGCCATCAGACCACCCCGCTGCCCATCGCCACCGCCGTCCAGGCCTGGAACCTGATGGGCGGCATCGACTGGTCGGCGCTACCGATCGTCGTTGATCTCCTCGGTGTTTCCGACCCCGAAGCCCTCATCACCCAACTGGTTGCCATTCGCGACCACCAATACGCTCAAGGGAACGACTGAATCATGGCCCTCGCCACGCTAACCATCGACATCATCGCCAAGCTGGCGAACATCGAGCGCGACCTCGGCAGAGTTTCCGGGCTGGCCGAGAGGAGCGCTAAGCGCATGGAGAGCGCTTTTGCCGGCGCCTCGTCGGTCATCGCCAACGCCTTCGCCGGTCTCGCCGGCGCGTTCTCGGTCGGTGCCATGGCGGCGATGGTCACGTCGTCGATCGACGCCGCCGATGCTCTGTCGAAACTCTCGCAGCGTACGGGCGAAACGGTCGAGAATCTCGCCCGCTTGCAGTACGCCGGCAGCCTGGCGGATGTCAGCAACGACGCGCTGGCCACCAGTCTCAAGAAGCTCTCGAAGAATATGGCCGAAGCCGCTGGCGGCAGCGGCGAGGTGGCCGACGCCTTCAAGGCGATCGGTGTTTCGGTCGTCGATTCAAACGGGAAGCTGCGCAGTTCCGGCGACGTGCTCAACGACATTGCCGACCGATTCGCCGGTTACGAAGACTCGGCCGCCAAGGCCGCCCTGGCGCAGGCCATTTTTGGCCGCAGCGGTGCCGATTTGATTCCGCTGCTCAACGCCGGATCGCAAGGACTCAAGGAAATGGGCGACGAGGCCTCGCGGCTCGGCGTCGTCATCTCCACCGAAACGGCACAGGCCGCGGAGCGCTTCAACGACCAGATGACGCGGGTGAATACCGCGCTCGGGTCGATCGCCAAAGAGACCGCTGCCGAGTTGCTGCCGGTACTCAACGAGCTGGCCGATTCGCTGGTGGAGATCGCCAGGGAAGGCACCGGCGCCAGTCGTTCATTCAGCCCGCTGTCGGACGCCTTCCGCGCGATCATCGTCGTAGGCGGGAATGTGGCCTATGTGTTCAAGTCGATCGGCACGGAGATCGGCGGCATGGCGGCGCAACTCGCAGCTTTGGCCAAACTCGATTTCAAGGGTTTTGCGAACATCGGCGAAGCGATGCGCGAGGACGCCGAGAAGAGTCGCAAGGCGATCGACGCTTGGTCGGCACGCGTCCTGTCGGCGGGCAAGTCCGCCGGCCAGACATTCAGCGACTACAGCAACGAAGGCCGAGGGCGCGGCCTGGCGTCGCCGGCCAAGACCGCCGCGCCCAACTTCAACGTCCCGAAGATCAAGTCCGCCGGTGGCGGGCGCGCCGCCAAGGCGATCGACGACGGCCAGCGCCTGGTCGATCAGTTGCGCGACCGCATTCGGGCGACGCAGGAACTCACCGAGGTCGAGAAGCTGGAATTCGCCATCGCCGATGGCAAGTACAAGACGGCGAGCACAGCCAATCTGGAGATCGCCCGCGGCTACGCCGAAACGCTGGACGCGATCAAGGCTGCCAAGACTGCGGCTGAGGAAGAGGCCGACCTGCAGCGCCAGCGTCTAGCGGTCTTCGCCGAAGGGCAGCGCGTCTTCGAGTCGGTGCGCACGCCGGTTGAAGCGCTCGACGCCGAAGTGACGCACCTGGTCGAATTGCTCGACGCCGGCGCGATCAGCATGGACACCTTCGGTCGTGCCGCGTCCAGAGCCGGCGAAGGCTTCATCCAGATGGGCGAGAAGGCGAAAGAAACGAGCGACGTGATGGACGAGTTCGCCAGGTCCGCCGCCACGAACATCCAGTCAGCCTTTGCCGACTTCCTCTTCGACCCGTTCAAGGACGGCATGAGCGGCATGCTCAAGCGCTTCGGCGAGACGATCCAGCGGATGATCGCCGAAGCGGTTGCCGCCGATCTCGGCAAGCGGCTGTTCGGCGATCTCGCCAAGGGTGGCGTCGGTGACGGGCTGCTGGGCGGCGCTTTCAAAGTGCTCGGTGGCCTGCTGCCGAATGCCGATGGTGGCGTGTTTCGCTCGCCGAGCCTGTCCCGGTTCTCCGGCCAGATCGTCAACAGTCCGCGCCTCTTCGCCTTCGCCGCTGGCGCGGGCGTGATGGGCGAAGCCGGGCCGGAGGCGATCCTGCCGCTCGCGCGCGGTTCGGACGGCAAGCTCGGGGTGCGCGGCGGCAGCTCGACCAGCGTCACCGTCAATATCCAAGGTGTAGCCAACGCCGCCGAGCTGCGCCGGGCGGGCGGTCAGGTCGGTCGCGAGGTGCTCGCTGCGATCAGCCGCGCGCAGCGCTTTGCATAGAGGCCGACATGCCGGAATTCCTTTCAGAGCGCCTACCGGTCGATGTGCGCATGGGTGCGAGCTACGCCGACGAGTACGCCGTCGAGATCACCACCACCGCCGGTGGCGCCGAGTATCGGCGACTGATCCACGGCTTTCCGGCGCGGCGCTTCACGATCAATTACACGCTGCTGCGCGATGACCTGGCCGCGCGGGTGCTGGCGCTCTATCACCGTGCCTACGGCAAGTTCGCCGGTTTCCGGGTGCGCTGCGCCGACGATTTCTCGACCAACGCCCATACCGGTGTGCCGACGGCCACCGACTGGGTGCTGCCGAAGATTTCCAGCGGGGTGTACCAGTTGATCAAGGGCTACGGCAGCGGCGCGACGCCGCTCGGTATCGGCCTGCCGTACCGGAATCTGTACAAGCCGGTCGCCGGAACGGTGCTCGTCTCGAAGAACGACGTCACGCTCAGTTCGGGCGTCTCGGTGGACTACACCACCGGGCGCGTGACCATCACCCCGGCACCGACTTCCGAAGTGATCAAGGCCGGCTG